CCTAATACTATCCAACCTACCATTATTGATGGGGACAACGGTGAAATACTTTAAAAGAGAAGAGTTCAACTGCACGCATACCAACAAAAACGAAATGGATGACGCGTTTCTGGAGAAATTAGATCAGTTGCGCGAAGCCTGTGGCTTTCCTTTCGTAATTACCTCGGGTTACAGAGACTCTACCCACCCCAATGAGGTGAATAAGGAAAAGCCTGGGACGCATTCGCAAGGTATCGCCTGTGATATCCGCGTAACCAACGGTGTTGAACGCATGAATATCGTTCACGAGGCACTAAAGCTTAATTTTGGCGGGATTGGTGTGGCTAGATCCTTTGTTCACGTCGATAGCAGAGACACAACCCCTGTCATGTGGACGTATTCCTAATGCTGTACACCAAAAACAAGAACCTAACAGACACTTCTACGCAGACAATCGTAGAAATACCTGCTGGTTACGTAGCTCACTGGAATATGGCGTTTATTGCCAACCTGCATAACTCTACTAATAGCATTACGCTGTTTGTAGACAAGCCTAGCCCTACTACAGACGTGTATATCTACAACGGCACTAACATATCCTCGAAGGAAAATTTGCTGATTGACGGTAATGCCGTGTTTGTTCTACAACCCGGAGACATTATTAAAGCATCTAGTGGTAGTGCAGGTAACGTAGAGGTAGTTGTTACCTTTGACTTGATAGAAGCGTCTCCGGTGTTCAATAACTTCAATGGATCATAGCTTTCTATGAGTGATCTCAATATAGAGCTACTGCCTTGGCAACAAGAAGTCTGGGCAGACGATACCCGATTTAAAATTGTAGCGGCTGGCAGACGTACGGGTAAGTCCCGCCTAGCCGCATGGATGCTAATAGTCAATGCTTTGCAGGCCGATAGGGGACATGTATTCTACGTTGCACCAACGCAGGGACAGGCGCGGGACATCATGTGGCAAACTCTTTTGGAGTTGGGTCATCCTGTTATCGCTGGTAGTCACATCAATAATCTCCAAATCAAACTGGTCAATGGAGCAACCATTAGCCTCAAGGGCGCCGATAGACCAGAGACGATGCGAGGTGTTAGCCTAAAGTTCTTAGTGCTCGATGAGTACGCAGATATGAAGCCTGACGTATTCGAGCAAATCCTGAGACCCGCCTTGGCGGATCAGAAGGGATGTGCGATGTTCATTGGGACACCAATGGGGAGGAATCATTTTTACGAATTGTATAAGTATGCGGAGTTAGGCGATGATGAAACTTACACGGCCTACCATTTTACTTCTTACGATAATCCTCTGCTTGATAAAGATGAAATCAATACTGCTAAAAGGAGTATGTCTAGTTATGCTTTCCGTCAAGAATTTATGGCTTCGTTTGAAGCTCGCGGTTCAGAAATGTTTAAAGAAGATTGGGTTAGGGTCGAAGGAGACCGAAACCCCGAAGGCGACTACTACATCGCCATCGACCTCGCCGGCTTCGAAGAAGTCAACAAAAAGCGCACCAAAAACCAAAAGCTCGACGAAACCGCGATCGCAGTCGTCAACGTCTCGGAAGAAGGCTGGTACGTCGAAAACATCATCCACGGCAGGTGGACGCTCGACGAAACCGCGATCAAAATCTTCCAAGCCGTAAGAGATTACAAGCCTGTATCTGTAGGCATCGAGAGGGGCATAGCCAAGCAAGCGGTGATGTCTCCTCTTGTTGACCTACAAAAGAAGTACGGTACGTTTTTTAGGGTAGAAGAACTAACCCACGGCAACAAAAAGAAAGTAGATAGGGTCATGTGGGCGCTACAAGGGCGCTTTGAGAATGGCTATATCACCTTAAACAAGGGCGAATGGAATGCAAGATTCCTTGACCAACTGTTCCAATTCCCTGATCCTTTGACCCACGACGACTTAATAGACGCATTGGCTTACATTGACCAACTGGCAAATGTTGTTTATGACTACGAATACGAAATAGACGACCACGACATCCTAGACATAGTGGCGGGATACTAATATGAGTGATGCTTACGAAGAAGATCCAATTGTAATTGAAGCCTCAGTTGAGGATTGGGTTATCAGCAAGTGCGAAGATTGGCGCGATTATTATGAATCAAACTATGAAGGGCGCTTTGAAGAATACTATCGGCTATGGCGTGGCATTTGGGATCCTGCTGATAGCGAGCGTAAGTCTGAGCGTAGTCGTATTATTTCTCCTGCTCTACAGCAAGCTGTTGAGTCCAATGTTGCTGAACTTGAAGAGGCGACTTTTGGTAGAGGCAAATGGTTCGATGTCTCGGATAATCTAGGTGATACCGAGCGTCAGGATGTTTTGTTCTTACGAAACAAGCTTACTGAAGACTTTGAAGAGTGCATGGTGCGTAAGGCCGTTGCTGAATGTCTTATCAATGCCGCTGTATTTGGTACGGGTATTGGCGAGATCGTTATCGAAGAAGTCAAAGAAATGGTGCCTGCTACCCAGCCTATCATGGATGGCGACCTTCAAGCTGTTGGCGTTAACGTCCAAGACAAAGTAAAGGTAAAGCTACGCCCTGTTCTTCCCCAAAACTTCTTGATTGATCCTGTTGCTACAAACGTAGATGACGCGTTAGGCGTATGTATTGATGAGTTTGTTAGCCGTCATATCGTTGAACAGTTGCAAGAGCAAGGCGTATATCGTGATGAGTACGTTGGCCCAGCGGCGGCAGATACTGATCTTGAGCCGGATCAAGACATTACAATTTACAATGACGACAAGGTACGGCTGACTAAGTACTACGGTCTTGTACCTAGAGAGTTACTTAACGAAGCACTAAGTGACAACAATGATCTTGGTGATGCCGAAGACAGCAAGTACGTTGAGGCTGTTATTGTTATCGCAAACGGTGGGATTCTTCTCAAGGCGGAAGCCAATCCTTACATGATGACTGACCGACCTGTTGTTGCATTCCCTTGGGATGTGGTGCCAGGGCGATTCTGGGGAAGAGGTGTTTGTGAGAAGGGATATAACTCACAGAAGGCTCTCGATACGGAACTGCGAGCTAGAATCGACGCATTAAGTTTAACAATTCACCCAATGATGGCTATTGATGCTACGCGGCTTCCGCGTGGAGCAAAGCCTGAAGTGCGTCCCGGTAAGATGATTCTTACGAATGGCGACCCAAGAGAAGTGCTTCAGCCGTTTAATTTCGGGCAAGTCAGTCAGATTACCTTTGCACAAGCTGGTGCATTACAGCAGATGGTTCAGCAGGCTACTGGTGCAGTAGATTCAGCGGGCATTGCAGGTCAGGTTAATGGCGAGAGCACTGCCGCAGGAATTAGCATGTCATTGGGCGCAATCATTAAGCGTCACAAGCGAACACTAATTAACTTCCAGCAGTCTTTCTTGATCCCGTTTGTTAAAAAGGCCGCATACAGGTACATGCAGTTTGATCCCGAAACTTACCCGGTTGCAGACTATAGGTTTAATGCTAGCAGTACTCTAGGCATTATTGCTCGTGAGTACGAGGTTACTCAGCTAGTCCAGCTCCTACAAACTATGGGTCAGGATTCACCACTCTATCCAACATTGATTCAAAGTATTGTAGACAACATGAACTTGTCTAATCGTGAAGAGCTTATCGCGGCAATGTCTCAAGCAATGCAACCTAATCCGCAAGCACAGCAAACTCAGATGGCTGTTCAACAAGCGCAAATGGAGTTCCAGCAGTCTCAGACAGCGGCACTCAATGCACAGGCGCAAGAGTCTGCGGCTAGGGCAGGAAAGTTGGCGGCAGAAGCGCAAGCCGTACCGCAAGAGCTTGAGATTGATAAGATTAATGCGATTACCCGAAACCTCAAGGAAGGCGATCAAGACGACAAAGAGTTTGAGCGTCGAATGAAGGTAGCGCAGACATTACTTAAAGAGCGTGAAGTTAAAGCTAGGGAGCAAGGTAACGAGCAAGTTCAAAAGCAAGCGGATGAAACCCGTGAAGCTGAAAAAATGTTGATGCAACGTCTTAACCAGCAATGAATTTGGACTTAAAACTTACCGCCATTTACGACAAGCTACTGTCTAAAATACAGGCAGTAGAGGCTATCCGTGGGGAAAAGGGCGATAAAGGTGACCCCGGCCCCCAAGGGGTAAAAGGAGAAACCGGAAAAACCGGAAAAACCGGATTAACTGGCAAGAACGGTATAGACGGTAAAGACGGTAAGGACGGTGAAGACGGAGAAAAAGGGGAAGATGGCGTAGGTATTGAAGATGCGTCTATAGACTTTGATGGTCACCTTGTTCTTAAGATGACAGATGGCGAAGAGATAGATGCCGGATCTGTAAAAGACATTAACGAAGCGCAAGCACCTAATGTCTACAACATCTCAATGGGCAGTATGGCTAGTCGCGCAGACTTAAAGAACGCTACAGCCAAGATACTTACTACAGATCATACGACGGGTGGCTCAGAAATCCTCAAGGTTACCCAGAGTGTTGTCATTAATCTAAGACAGCATCCACAAAATCGAGAGACAGTCATCATTAACTGCCGTACCGATGATCGGATTGATATTGTCGGTGAGATTAATATCGTCAACATGTCGTACTATGATGTAGCTAAATACAACATTAACGAGTTTGGCGCTCGCAGTATTATTGTTGAGCAGGATGATACAACGCTTCATTTGGTATACATCCAAGAATTTAAAGAGTGGTTGGCAATCTAATGAGCTATATACCGCAGTCTAGAGCCGATCTTGCGATAGCCGATGCTATTGCGATTAGTGCGGATCACACGACCGAAGGCACTGAAATACTAAGGTGCAGTGCAGACCTTACGGTAGTTCTTAACCAACAGCCTAAAGATCGTGAGACTGTAATGGTCAAGCTAACTACGTCGAATACCGTAAAGATTGTAGGTGACATTAACATCACATCAACATCAGCACTTTACAACGTAGCGAAATACAACACGGCGGGAGATGAGTTTGGCGGTACAACGGTGACACTTAACACAGTTGATACTACTGCTATCTTTACGTATGTTCGCAAGTTCGGGGAATGGTTCCCATACAACTAGGAAAGAGAATGTTTACCGATAGAGAATTTCAATTGCTACTTCTACGTATGAGCCAGATGATTGAGCCGTTAGCTCAAGAGGTAGAAGAACTTCAGGAAAAGGTTGAGGAGCTATCTAATGCCATCGAAAAAAGACCCAAGGCTGGCACGCGCGGGCGTAAGCGGGTTCAACAAGCCGAAGAGAACCCCCAGCCATCCCACTAAATCGCATGTTGTAGTTGCGAAAGATGGTGATAAGATCAAAACAATACGGTTTGGTCAGCAGGGTGTTAAAGGTGCAGGCAAGAGTCCTAAGAGCGCAAAAGATAAAGCGCGAAAGAAAAGCTACTATGCCAGGCACAATGCCCAAGACTCAAATCCCAGTAAACTATCTGCGCGTTATTGGTCGCATAAGGTCAAATGGTAAAGGACATGAAAGTACCAGCACCTAAAGGCTATCACTGGATGAAGTCCGGTAAAGAATACAAGCTAATGAAAGATCCTGCTGAGGGCTATAAGCCACATAAAGGCGCATCTAAATCAGCAGATTTTTCGGTTCAGAAGGTTCACAAGAAATAAGGAGGGCGTTATGCCCGGTTACGGAATGAAGTCAGCTAAGCCAAAGAAAAAGCCAGCTATGCCTAAGCGTAACGGGCGTATGCTTACTAACAAAAAGAATAAAAAGAAGAAGTAGTCATGCCAAAGGCTAAGACAAAATCTAAGGTTAATCAGGCGGGTAATTACACCAAGCCTACTATGCGGAAAAACCTGTTTAGTAAGATTAAAGCAGGCGGCAAAGGTGGTAAGCCCGGTCAGTGGTCTGCTCGTAAAGCGCAGATGCTAGCCAAGGAATACAAGGCCAAGGGCGGAGGCTATAAGTAATGGCACTCAAGAAGCCTCAAAAGTCTTTGAAGAAATGGA